TACACTTCTAAATATACATTCAATCTCTAACACAGCATCAATCAAGTCGTAAATCTTTTTTGTTATCCAGATAAGGATAAATACTATAATTGTTTCTAAAATCATAATTTTATAATTTAACTTCTCTTATTTGAGTATCCAACTCGTGGTTTTCCACTTCTATTATTGCAGGTTTAAATTCATAAATCATATTAACAGAACCATCTTGATTGTCTTGAGCTAGTTCAGAAATAATACATCCACTCATAACTATTGTTAGTTCGTCTCCATTTTTAAGCAGATCCTTTATTTCTACCCGTGTTCCCCTAAACTTAATTATTTTCTGATCTATGTTCATATTTTTCTCCTTTTAACTTATTTTTTACAATTCTTATATGCCTGCATTCCCTGTAAGAAGGACAATCACAGACAAACTTTCCATTTGCTAACTGCTCAACTATTCTAACCTTTCCTTTTTCGGACTTGCTTCTAACTTCGTACTTCTTAATTGGAAATACTCCAAACTCTTTCCCTAATTGTCTATTGAACTCTAACATACTTTAAAAAGGAATTTGCGTCTCGTCTAAAATCTCGTCATCATCTAAATCAATTGTAGATAGTTCTTCGACCTTTCCTTTAGCTTTCTCTACAATTTGAATATCAATAAATCCTTTTTCATCAGTTTTAAGAGTAAAGATGTCTCCTGCTCCTAGTCCTAGCTCAATCATTCTCTTAATTTGATAATTTAGCTCTCCTACTCTGTTTGTCATAGATATTTCATAAACACCTTTTCTTGTTTCACCATTCTCTAATATCTCACAATTATAGCTAGCAAGTTCGAACGGTTTTCCACCACTTTTAGGAACAACTTTTCGTTTTCTTGCTCCTAAGAGCTTTAACTTGTAATCCTTATTCTTGATCCATTCGCCTTCTTCATTTTGGATCTGAGGCTTAATGCTTACTGCAAAGCCTCCTTCTTTTATTATTTCTTTGTGCATTTCTAACATATTTTTATTTTATTTTTAATCTTTTTAATCTCTTCTTCGACCTTTATAAAACCTTTTAAAAGCTTTTCGTGTGCTTTCTTGTCAGCTTTTAATCTTTTTATATACATAGACCTTTTAAAATTTGGGTTATAGAATATCAAATCGCACCATTTTCTTTTTAGAATTAACATATTCATCTGACATTGCCATACATATCCACTATCAATCTTTTCGTTTATCAGAATGCCTAAATATATTCTATCGCAAGGACATTTAATTTCTATCATTCCGTCTTTTCCTACTAAACCATCAGGACTACAACCTATGTATTCGTTATATTCAGCAAACCCTATCTCTCTAACCTCGCAATCGTGTTCTAACTCATACACTTGTTTAGCTATCGGTTCTAGTTCAATTCCCCTTTGCATATGTTCATTTATATAATTCTCTCTTTCAGCTATTGAGTAGTATTCAGCCATTATTTCTATCACATAATTTTCTAATCCTTTCCCACCATTTCCTATTGCTTGTGCTCTTGAAGCAGATGCCTTGCCTTTCTTAATAGCAAACCATTCGTCAGACCTTTGCTCCATATTATGTATTTTAACTTTCATTTTCTTTTTCTTTTATAGGTTCTTCTGTCTGAACCTTTTCAACTGGCTTTTCTTCTTTTAATTTTTTTGCAAGACTTACAATATGTTCGTCAAACTCTTTACCTAATCCCCTGTTCTTTGCGTAAAATTTTCTTAACTCTTTCACGTCTTTAATTTTACTTGCTTTCTTTTTCAGTTCTTCTACCTCAGTGCTCGTTCTGTTGTCCATTGTGTCTACATCTTTTGTATCATCAATGCTAAACATTCCATTTAGAGCATATTTCCTTGCATAACTTGAACTTGCACCTGTGATCTGTGCTTCGTCCATCCCTTTTCTTACTTTTGCCTCTCTTGCAAAAGCTGATGTCGTAATTTTCTCACCTGTTTCAATACAAGTTAAAGTTAAAATTGCTTTGACATAAAATCTTTGTGCTTCCGCTTCTCCAAATACTGTTATCTCATCAGAAATAGTTAAAACAGCATTATTCTTTTTGAGAAGTGGTTTTAATGCTTCTAAAATATCCTCGCAACTTCTATATCTAAAACCTCCATATTCATTTTCTTGATTTTTTGGGGCTTTTAATTCACTTGCAATTGCTAATTGCTTTGCAAGTATTTTGTGGTTTTCTTTGTTCATAATTTTTTTTAATTATTTTTCTACGTTTTTTAAAAATTTTATCTCAGCTTCTAGCGATTCTATTCCATATTTCGCTTTATTAATGAGATCTGTAAAATGCTTTACAGTTGTATCTTCCAATAAAGTAACAGATGTTTTGATAGATGGAATACTCTCTTCAATTGCTTTTATGTTCTTTTCATTCTTAATTAAGTCTCTCATTAAATCTATCCGATGTTCAATTTTACTAATTTCATTTTCAAATGTCTCTAATAATTCTATTTTTTCTTTTAGGTTGTTCATAACTTCATTTTTAAGAGATAATCATCTTTCAGCTAAGGGCTGAAGGCGAGACCTTAGCTGTATTACCTTAATTAGCAAAATGTAGCTTTAATTTTTTTTAAAAATTGTTTTCTGGTCATTTTTTGTTGCAATAATAAGTTAAAAAGA